GCGTCGGTGGTTGCGGTACGCTCGTATTCGCCGTACACATAGACTTCTTCGGCGCTGTTGCCGCCAGGAAACGCAGTGCCGGTAATAAGTTCCCATCGGTTGTTGGTGTTCTTGTCAAACTTGATCCTGTCGCCACCTGCATAAGCAGAGATCCCAGTGCTGGTGCAGGCGGTAGTGTCGATGTCGGTGGTTCCTAAGGTTTGAATACCTTGTGCCCAAGCCGTGATGAGAGCCATTTGCTTGGACCATTCCAACCGGGGAAACAATGCCCCGTCATCCTCCATATTCCACACCCTCACCATTCGAGGCACGAAACCCATGCAAACATTGATTGCGGCCCCGGTACCGTCACAGGTTCCAAAAATGATCTGCGGTTGTCCCATCGTATTCTCCTTTGTGTGCTAGCCCCCCAAGGGGTGTCCCAAGGGGGATTATTGGTTAAGCATGTGTGGATGGTTATGTGAATTGCAAACCTAAGCTACTGGATTTAGTGTAGCCGCCACTTCCACACGGGCCATCCAGGAATCGTTTAAAATCCCGCCCGTGTGATAGAACTTCCAACCGGTGGAGCCTCTCTGCCCCAGGTCGTCGCCCTTGGCAGGTTTGGTGCTGACGAAGGTGGTATGACCGGATTCTTCGCCACGGAGGGCCACGGTACATGCCGCGTTCTCACCCATGATGATGATGGGGTAGACATCGGCGTTGGCCCCCGTTGTAGTGATCATGGAGTTTTCCAAACCGCCGGCATCCGCCCAAGCGGTGAACTCACTGGTCAGAATGAAACGGATACCGGCCACGGTGCCGTGCTCGTAGTCACTGATGGCCCGTGAGGAGTCGGCGTAATCCTCGACCTTCCGGTAACCCGGCAGGGCTTCGAGATCAGCCGCTAAATCGGTATCACCAAAGGCGATGTAGCTCGGTGCTACCGCACCGGTGGCGTACATTGGGGTAGCCTTGATGATTTTGGTGATGTACTTCGCATTCTGCTTGCGCAGGTAGCGAACCACCTTCTTGAGCTGGCCGACCGTGGTGAAGGTGTTGACATCAGTTCTGCCGGTCCCGTTGGCGTAGTACACGGATGTTCCGGCTTTCATGAAAGCAATGTTGAGCAGCTCGCGGGTCTTGCGCATCTGCTCGGCCAGGATGTCACCGAACTCGGAAATCACGTTGTCCGGGTGGAAATCTTCCATCTGGTCAGTGAAGGCAACGAAATCACCGAACTGCTGCATGACCATGGTGACATCGGTGTAGGTGGGCTTGCTGCCGGCAGGAGTCACTCCCTCGCCCAGAGGAACGGTAGCCGCTGACAGGGAGTTTATGCGCCGAAAAATGATGGTGTTGGTCTGTTTTTTGGGCATCGGCTTGGTAGCCAAGCCCAGCTCGGTAACAACGCCCGGAACGGCTCGCTCAAGCAGTTGACCGTATGAAAACCCTGCTTCTCTCGGAGTCTGATCCCCGTATTTGTTCACATCTGCCATACTGTTCCTTCCTTTCCTGTGCCAAACGCAGAGGAAAGGTTTACGCTACCTGACCCTGCCGGATGGCGTTCGTGGTTATGTTTTCGTGGTTGCCGCCGCAAATCCGCCTGAATAGTCGTTCGGATCGTCCTTTTTGACTGCCGTTGTACCACTGCGCACCCCTGCGGGCAGAGCCCCGGAGGCTCCCGCCTTGATCTCTGCGGCCTTCCTGGCTGCTTCCTCGTCGTGCTTGCCCACTTCCGCCGCTACAACCTTCTCGGCTTTCTCGGTTTCGTATTCATTGAGAATGCTGATGGCCTTCCATGGGGGGTGACCTTCCGGCACGTTATAGCCCTTGGCGCCGTACCACTCCCAATAGGCCACATCGTTGGTAATGGCGTAATATCTGGGATTTCCTGGAACAAAGGTTTTGGTCTCCGGGTCTTGGACGCCATAGATCACGGCGTTGTCGTACTTGATGGCAAAGGCACTATCCCGAATTTCTTTAACCTTGGTTGGGTCCAGATCCCCGAACTTCTCCTTGAGCAACCGTTCGGCCTGATTCTGAATCGCCTTCTCTATGCCCGGATAATCCTGCTGAAGTTGCAACCATTCTTCGTCTGGTCCTGGTCCTTCTTCTGCTGACTTCTCGGATGCAGCGGTCAGTTTGGTTTCCAACTCAGCCAGTCGCTTCTCAAGGTCGGCTGTCCTTTGGCTTTCCTTGGTGAAAGCTGCCTGGGTATCCTTGAAACGCTTCTCTGTAGTCTCGAACTTGGCTTTCCAATCCTCTGCGATTGGAGGTTGCTCTTCGGTAAGAGGTGGTTGTTCCTCACCTTCAGGCGGTTTCTCTTCACCCGGTACTTCCACGGGTGGTTGTTTTTCGGTTGCGGCCGCGGCTATAGCATCTTCCGCCGTCTTGCCCTGAAATCCCGCCGAGTAATCGTCTTCCATTGCTACCGCCTGTGCCTGATTTTCCATGATGATCTCCTTTGGCGAATCCATCTTGCGACGGGGCTGTGAGCGAATCCGCGCCACGATGGGGCCGGTTGGTGTTACGTGCGGCCAGTCTTATGCTGCCCCAAAGAAAAAGCCGCTGAACGCCGTGATCACGTTCGGCAGCTTCTCTTAGGGACTCCCTCAACCGGATGGGTGGCCGCCCAGGTCCGGGAAGGAAAAGGTTTTTAGATGGTCAATCGGTGTTTAGTACCCGCCCGTATAGCTGTAGAATGCTACGGCGTTATTTGCCGATTGGTCCGTGATCCACACGACACTCTCGTTGCTGCTGGTGTACTTGATGAAATAATCGGTGTACCGGGTCAAAACCGTCATGGCCCCACCGGATGTAGGTTCAACCAGAATCCCATAATCGGAGTCCAGCGAGAGACTATTCCCTAGTGCATCTTCCTCGGTGTTGTCCCATTTGTACCAAGCGTCGAACCACATATTGAAGGCATGAGCCGCTGCCTTGGTCGCACCCGCTGCCGCCAACTGAAACCCGAATGCGCTGATACTGTCTTTGTTGCCATTCGCCGTCCCGCTGATATCGAGCGTTACAAAATGCCATTTGTTGGCCGAAAGGACGGGAAGATCGATGGTATGTGCCCCACCATTGTCGGTGAATCTCATCACCACATCGCCAGCCGCGAGATCCATGTCGGTATAGACCCAACCCCCCACGTTCTCGTCGTCTGTCCAATCATAGGAGAGGCCGGTATCATGGCAACCATCACCAGTATCGGCTACGGTCGTTACGGCCATTTTGAGAGATGCAGAACCAGCTTTGAAATGCGTTGTACTGGTAGTGCAAGTCACATCGGCATCGGTTGCCGCGAACTCCCCCGCCGGTGAATCGTCCATGAGAACTACGGTTTTCCCGGACGCGGCGCCATTGGTCCCAGCACCCAGAGCCGTAATTGCCAGTCTCAGTTTGCCACCCAGGGCGTTTTGATAACCCTGATCTCCACCCGTCTTGTCTTCCGCTAGGGTGATGTCGTTGTTGACGGTGGTGGCCCCATTCAGGGTAAGAGTCCCCTCCATGGTGACGGGTGACATGAACTTCGCCAAACCTTTGTAAGTCATGTTCCTGACTTCAGTGAACCACGCATCACTCCAGGCTACGGCTGCAAACGCCAGGATAGCCAAGGCACAAACGCCAACAACCCAATTCCGTTTCTTCATCTCTTTGCTCCTTGTTCGGGTTTCCCCGGTGATTGGTGTTTCGCGTGCTCAACCGCTTCCTGCGGCAACCGTTTCAATTTCCTGATCTTTAGAACGCCATGCTCGACCTCTTCCTTGCTGGCGCCGTGCAATAAAGCTTCGAAGGCCATGCGCTCCTGATATTCGAGCTCCATCAAGACATCGATCCATGCCGGGTGCGAGGGAGACGCGGCAATGCGCATGAGCCATCCGTTTCTTTCGGCCTCATCCTCCATAGCCACCACCCATCATCCCGCCCGGAGGAGCACCTGGAGGCAATGCCGACTCTTCTACTGGCGGATTTCCGCTACCTTCCATTCCCCCAACTCCCGGAGGGGCCTGTAGTTGTGCCATGGCCATCATCTTTTGTGCCGCCTCCTGGTCAACCTGATCCTGGGACTTCAAGAAGTTGTCCGGGTCCAGACTCTTTGCCTTGTAGATCTCCTTTAGATGCTCAGGAACCTTCATGTACGCCTGGGTGAATTGGTTGCTGAGCCCGAAGGAGAGCGCATTCAGAATCGCGTTACCAGTCAAAATCCGGTCGTTGTATCCACTGAATCCGGTAGCCTGACAATCAAACGCCCCCTTGATGTCCTCGCGTTGGTTGACTTCCATGTTGTAGTGATACATGGCTTCGATGTCGGGTTCGATGTGTCCCTCATCGATGTTTTTGATAACCTGGCCGATTACTTTGTTGGCGGCTTCGACAAGTTGATGTGATTGATAGGCCGTGTCCGGCATGTTTCTCGACATCTCGCCCTGGAGCATGGACGGGTTTGCGCTTTCGATATCACCCAGGCGCTCGGCAACCTGGAACATTTCCATGAGCCCCGCCCCGATATCCGGAGGAGAAATCCAGTCATAGACATCTCTAACGTTCCGGACTGACTCTTCTAACTCGTATTGACCACCGGGTCTCGGATTCATGTCTTGCCCTGGCTTGAATCCACTGGACTTCCAGAACAGCATTAGGTTGCCAGCAAGCGCCTTGTTATCCATGAATGCTCGCCAGGCCCCGTTCTGAGCCATAGTGGAATCCTGCATGTTCTCTGGAACACCGCAACCGACGGTCTCATGCGGAATAGTTTCCCAAAACGCCACATTGAACGGTCGGCGCTGAAGCGGGTTCTTGTTGGGTGACGCCTTGCGAATTTCCACCCCACCCGAACTGTCACCGGGCGCGTAGGCAAAAACGGCGTTGATCTCGACTTCTCGGCCATCGGTATCAATCGTGGCCATCAGGTCTTCCCGACCACTCAGGTATCGTTTCGGTACTCGGCCCCAGAAGTTGACCACCTCGATGGTACGGTTGTAGCTCTGGAGATCCGTTTTGCTCGGGGCCTCGGAGTTCTTTGACCGCGTGCTGGTGGATGGCTTGATGGGAACGGACAGAAGCGCATTGATCGCTATCTTGTCGTATCCGGGCATTTCTTCAAGCCTTCTAACCATGCCAGGGTCCATCATGACCCGATGAATATTGGCAATGCCGCTCTGATGATCCGGCGCCTCGAAGTCCCAGAAGTAGTCCCACAGGTTGATGTGAACCGGAACGGCGATTTCAAGACGGATGTCACGAGGGACCTGCCTCGTATAGCGCATGAGCACTTCGGGCGGGAGCAGACCCACAGCATTCAAAGCACGGGCCATACCTGGAATCTCGGTCACATAGGTGCGTGCTACCCATGGCTTGACCACCGGGCACATATGCACCGACATGCCGTAGATACCAAGTTCCAGGTTGCTGGCCATGAGAGATCGTTCATACTTGGCGCGGGCAAGATCGGCGTTGATGGTTGACCGCATGTTGTCGCAGCGGAATTGAGCAACCTCGGGGGGAAGAGTCATTCCCTGAATGAGCTTGGCATCTTCGGAAGGTTTCAGGTTGAACGGGAGAACCCCGCCCTGGAAGTAGATGTCATTGATCTGCGCGACTGCACTTATGGTCTTGCGGCGGGCCGCCCGGATGAATGCCTTGGATCGCCAGTCGTAGCCTTCCAGCGCTTTCCATTTCTCAAGATTACTGGCTGAATACTCACCCTTGAAGGCATCATAGGCGAGAAACCATTCATCCTCGATTGATGCGACTCTCTGCTTGGCAAAAGCATCGTAAACCTCACGGACGTAACGGCCCAGATAGTTTTCAGCGCTTGTGCCTGTCTCCATTGCCTGCCTTCTCCTCGGGTCTTGCCTTGAAGGTGTCTTCTCAGGTAACGAAAGAACCGGCAAATCTAGTGATCTGGCACCAGATTGCCGGTTCTCGTCGTGTTTGCCGCCTAGAAAGCCGCCGCCCTCCGAGCGAAACCTGAGTTTTCAAAGATCAATCTATGCTGTCAGAAGAGTTTCCCCCTCTAATTCCCGCTTCTTGTCATCCAACTCCTGCAACAGCGCAATCAATGATGGCTGCTCAGGTTTGCTAATCTCAAACAAACACATCTCTTTTGCCGCCTGTACCACATTCGGTACAGGTCTGTCAATGAAAAACATTAAGGGTATTGATAAGTTATGCCCGTAGAACTCGGCCAGGCAGAATTCTTTCTTGCCGCTGCGAGTATTGAACATGCGGCACATGCGCAAATCACCCGAAGGATCGATACCCAGCATCTTGCGCTGATTGTGTGCCAGGGCCAGGTGAAGGAGTTGCTCCTTACTTGGTTGCTGCACGAAATCCTCCGGAAAAACTGTTCTCGTCGACCAGCGCGAGCTTGGTGATTTGGATTTCGAGAGACTGCCGCTTCATTTCCTCGCCATCTTCGACACAAGTAGAACTCTCGAACCGGCATATTTCTCCAACAGCAGACAACCGTATCTCGCTTCCAGCCTCCAACCCATCAAGCTCAATGCCCATCTTATCGAGCTGCTCCTGGTTGAGCGTAATCCGCAGGCCATAGGGGTATTTCTCGTGATATTCGGAAGGAGTGGCCGTGATCTGTTCCTTGGAGTCCTTCTTGGGTTTCGGGTTCTTCATGTCAACAAGATCGGTTTTCACTGCGTCTCCTTTTCGCTCATATCCCCATCACCTTATCCAGCGGCACATACTCTCGCTGCTGTGCCCTCTTGCCCGGTCTGTAAATCTCCAACGCCGCCAGTGCATATCCAAGTGCCAGGATAGCCGGATAGTCCTCTGTCTGTCGCTCTCCTTTGATCTCAGACGACATCTGGACCATCTTATCGCGTATCTTCTCGGCTGCTCCCAAGACCAGAACCTTACATGATTCTAACGCAAGCTCCCGAATCAGCATTCGATAGAGCATGAAATGGTCGGGCTTATCTACTTCGGGAGCATCACAGAAATAAGCGAGCTTCCCACCTTTTACTTTCCAAAGATGAAAATATTGACGTGCCAGGATGTGATCCGGATCAGAGAACCATTTGCGACAATAGAATTTGAAGGACAATTCCTGCATGGTAGCGAGCAGGTTTGATTCGCTGGCATCTTCGTGTTCGGCTAAGACATAGACGTTGGATCTGCCAATGGATTGGTTCTTGTGACGATCTAGCCCCAGGATGGTCAGAAAGCCCG